GATAAGTGCTTCCAGTATCAGTACATACGATCAGTTGGCCGTCAATCACAGGAGCTTGATCCAGCTGAGACTGTGCGACCTCGCGTAATGATAAATTTGCCATACTCAACTCCTTTGCTTAATAAGATTCACCACACAGCGTCATTGCCATGTGGTGAAACAAATCAATTAGCCATCAAGGGATTTCCATGTAATAGCGCCTTCCAGCACCTGTACACGACCATCCATGGTGGTATTCAGACCATTTGCATAAGTCTTTGCACTAGCCAGAGCGTTATCAGCCTTAGTGGTTGCATCATCGGCGGCGGTAGAAATTGCCTCAGCCTTCGCAGCAGCCAGCTCATCCTGTGTGGGCTTTGCATTCCAAGCCTTGCGCTCGTCAGCAGTGATGTGCTTCACAGCGTCCTTGATATGCTCGTCCAGCTTGTCATTAACGACCTTAACCTTCGCGTCTGCTTCAGCCTTGGTGTAAGCGTCAGGCACTGCAACATACAGACCATCTTCCTCAACGGTGATGCTATTATTGCCCTTGGTAGACACACGCACATTGACAGAGATCTTATTGTCATCAGAGACAGTGACCTCAGCAGTAGGAGTGACCACACCAACATAGATATCGATCAGAGCGCCAACAGGGATCTTCACGACCTCACCAGTGGTAATAGTCAGTTCGATCTCGTGGGTCTTTGTGTTGTATGTACCGGTCTTCACAACCAGATCCTTGCCCAGATTGATCACCAGCTCATCGCCGCCAAACACAGGCAGTTTAATGGTACGGGTTTCAGCATCATATGTGGGATCATGGGCCAGGCCGCTCATCACAGTGGGAACAGGAGCACCGTTCTTTGCCACACTCAGAGTGCCGGTAGCAGGGGAGTAGGTGACATCCGTAACGAACAGACCTTCCTTGCCCTCGGTTGCGGCGATCTTTGCATTCACATAGTCAGCCACAGCCTTGGTGGTGGGCAGATTGTCATCGCTTGCATCCGCATTTGGAATCTCAGTCACAATAGGGCGATTCAACTGTACGAACTCAGTACCATTCCAGATGTGGAATGTATAGTCAGTCATACGGATATACAGCAAACCCTGAATCTGACCGCTTGCAGGCAGAGCGCTCACCAGCTTGCAGCTTTTGGTGTATTCATCTGTACCCTTAAAAATCTGGCGTGTGTCTGTAATAAAATACAATGTGTTGGCATCTTTGGTAGTCAGCTTATCATAATTCGCTTTTGTACCATAGCCAAAATTTACATTAGCCATCTTTGCCTCACTTTCTTAAAATTCTTGCCAAACAAAATTTGTCGGCTCAACGTAAAAAGGTTCAATAGAAAAAAGCCCCGTGGCTTCGCTTTGTTGAACGATCCACGGAGCATATTTACCATTTTCGTCTTTCACCATAACGGTTTGACCTGCATAAGTGTCTTCCGTCTCATTTAATTGCTCGTTTGCTTCGGTAACGCTGGCGAAACAACGATTGCGGGGACGAATCTTTTGAACGGATAAGTCATCACGCACATACATGAACTCCGAGGAATCCTTTGTGATAATCATATCCCTGCCGTCCAACATTCCCAGTGCAATCGCAGCTTCTACATCTTCGGCGTTACCATATCCAAGCTTGGAATATTTAGCCTGTGCCATCTTTGCCTCCTTATAAAAGAAGCGGATGGCTTAGAACGGAACCACCCGCAAACTACCGTCTTCAGTTTCGACGCTCTCCTGAGTAATCTTGACCGCACTACCGATTGGCTTACCGTTGGCCAGCAGCTGCAGGGTATGGTCATCGTTGTAGCTCAGGTCATCAGCCTTACCATCCAGAATAGCGTTGTTACGATCACTCAGTGCCTTGATCTGTGCATTCAGTGCGATAATGCGCTGGTCAAGTGCGCCCAGGGCCTCATCAGGAACAATGTCGCTCCAATTCTGGATGGGAACAACAGTGATTACGCCTGGGCCAACCTTGCGCACGTGCTGAACGGTCGTGCCATCTGGGTCCATTGTCACATCAACGAATGTCAGCTGGATCTGGATATCGCCCGGCTCATTGGTTAGGTTGGTGTCGATAGGCAACTTATACTCCAGCTTGTTCTTATAAAGCTCTTCTGATTTCTCCAGAATTTCTGTCTTATATCGCTTGCTGATGGGCAGAACGTACTCAAGCATCACGGTAAATTCACTCATGTCAACATCCTTGTATGTAGTGTCAGCCAGAAAATGGAGAGTATCCACTTGCTTACTGCGCTCCATAATACGTTCCCGCTTGCTTACGGTCAGTGTATTATCCTCATTGATTAAAAAGGTATACATATCACACCTCCTTCCTGATGATATACAGATACTCGTCCTTTGAGATTTTGTGTCCGGCAAACAGATTGTCCAGGAGCTTGTCCTGAATCATTCCGCCGTTGTACAGCCGATGCATACTCTCAACGAACTCGCTATACTTCCTCTCGTCACTCATAGCAGCCCTCCTTGAATCAAACTCAAAGTGTAAGCATCAATAATAGCCTCGGGCGTTTTACCACCCAAGGCTTTCAGCTGCTCATATTCATACAGGTCAATTTCCTGCAGTTCCACGGTATCATACTCAGGACAGGGGATGAGGTAATACCCGTCCACATGCCAGATATGACTGCCGTCACTGCTGATAATTCCCTGTGCATCATCCTCCACGCAGTTCACCATAATGTCGTGCTTGGGCTGATACTTTACAAAGCGCAGGTGGTCAAGAGCATCAATCACCTGGCCATTTTTTAATACCTTATAGTACACTCTCAACACCTCCTTAAACGCTGAACATCAGGCGGATACCCTGTTCGTTATTTGCAGGGGTAAATCCGTAATATTCGCCAGTCACAGTCACAGACCAGAAATAGCTGCCATACTGAGCATTCGGGCTTCGCGTCCAATATGCAGCGGGATTGCCATTCTCGTCATTGCAGATGCGGCTGGTATTATCAGTCATAAAGCTGATTGCCGTACCTTCATAAATATAAGGCTCGACATTCTGAGAGGGGAACAGCTCGGCCACAGAGGGCAGATAGAAATAGCTGTCCGCAGTCACAACTTCACTGCTCTTATCACCAATGGTACTGCCAACCTTGACCTGTTTGATGATCTGTTGCCAACCAATCGGGAGAGCATTCAGAATACGACCGTCAAGGAATGTACGGATATTCGCATCTGCCCAGCCGCCAGTGTTGGTGGAACCAGTATTCAGAGCCATCTTCTGACCAAGCAGTCCGGCTTGAATAAAGCTGATAGAACAACGCTTGTTGGAATTATCGCTCAGGTAATACTGTTTGAAGCCACAAGCCTCGAAGGTGAAGTCCTCATGTGTCCATGCGGCCAACTTCCGGCAGGCAGCGTCACCCAGGTCGGTATACCAGAGCTTGCCCCAGTAGATTGTACCCTTTGCGTAACGCTCGTAAGCGCCGTCGTCTGCCTTAGCACAACCAAATACCAGAGTGGCATTTGTCTGTGTAGTGCGAGTACGGTTCAGCTGAATATAGCTAATCTCAGCAGCAGTGGTATTTGCCGCATAAACGTGAATACCATTTTCGCCCTTAGTATGGCGCAGAACGATCATATCACGAGCACCCAGATGAGCGCCGTTTGTGGATTCAGTACCCCAGGCAACCTTAGAGCCATTGTTGACCCAGAAGCGGAAACCATTCATGCCGTTGGTCTGGAAGCACTGAGCAATCACAGAGTTTGCGGCGGAATCTTCGTCGATTCGATAGTCCAATGCCATAACCCAGCTACGATCCTCAGACAACAGAGATACGCCGGTATCGACATAATTCTTGCCAGTAAAGATCTTCGGCTCGTTGAACAGAACTTTCTCTTCCACGTCGCTAAAGGTAAAGTCATTGCCCATCTTAATAGTGATAGCGTCTTTGTCAGAAACAACACTCTGCTCCAGATTCACCTTGGTCATGGCATAAATCTCAACAGGACGCAGGTCACTCAGCTGCTTGTCTCTGAAGTAGCCGCTGACGTATTCGCATATATCGTAAACAGCATTGATATCCTTATCGCCATTGACATAGCCGCCCTTGTCCCATCCACTGAACAGATAATACTTATAAGCAGTCTCTTCGCTGGTATAGGTCGGAGTGTCGCCATCATACAGAACCATAGAGCCATACGGAGCAGTTGTCTGCTGTAGAACAGCGCCGCGATTCATATAGCGCACACGATACTGACGCACAGATTCATCGTACACAGCAGTAACAGTTTGATTCTCAAAGACAGGAGTGAACTCGGTGTCCCAGCCGCTGAATGTAAATACCGTACTGATGGTACTCGGGAAGGTAGGTGTCGGGATCGGATTGTCAGAGCGGGTCACAGGGTCAACTGCACGCTCGCCCTTGTCGATATACTGGATATCCAAAACAGCGCCATCCTTATTCACGAACTTCCAAGCATACTGGTTGATCATGGTGTTGTAAGTGATCTCCAAGTCAGGCCAGCGCTCTGTGTACAGCAGCTTCTCACGCTCACGGATAATAGGCACATGCACTTTGCCTTCCACGACAGAATGGTCAGTGTTGTAGCCATTTTCATCCAGACCGCTCATTGCGTACAGACGATTCAGCAGGGAAGTATCAGCCAGTTCCCAATCAATACCGGTGATACGCACACGGTTCAGGTTGGTGCACTTGCCCAGCATATCTTTCAGATCGATGGTTGCACACTTCTCAACTGTCAACGTAGTGATATTGGTGTAATCCTCAATCGTCAGGTCAGTCAGATAGTTCAGATTCTTTGCGGTCAAGCTGGCGATTGCAGGCAGATGAGCGATTTTAATCTTGCCTCCACTTGCAAAGGAGACACCGGTAATACCGGAGCCGTCAGCATAGAACTCGGTCAGGCTTGTACATCCGGTCAGACCAATAGACTTCTTCAGGTTCGGCACGTTCTGCAGGTTCAAATGTTCCAGCAGAGTGTTATTACCAACAGCGAAATCGGTCATGTTCGTATTCTTATAGCCGCTCACACCGGAACCAACTTTCAGTTCAGTCAGCTTAACACCGTGGCTGAAGTCAACATAGCCGGGATAGAAGCCAGAGATATCACCAATGCTCTGAATGATAGAAGCGTTATAGATATAAACTTCAGTATCGTTCATTGCGGTGATGGGGCATTCGATTGTGTAGGTCTGTCCACGCTTGCCACGCACCTTCACAGGGTTGGAACCGTACAGAACAGAGACATAGGTATCAGCGTAAGGTGTGATATGGAATGTGCCGTCCGGTTTCACGCCAGTCCAGTTTGTAGGAGTATAACCACGAATGGTCATATCATCACTGGTTGCAATAGAACCGGAATACTTAGATGCCATATACTTTTCCTGATAACGCTGGAACTGCCGACGCTGATGTCGCTTGTTGCCGTGCATCATGGGCAGATAGCTAGTGGTATTGATGGTAGGATCTTCGTAGGTGCGGAAATATTTGCGCCGCATATCCATGATCCAAAGCTTTTCGGGCTTCACATCCTGATATTCCTCGAACTTTTTCAAAATACGGGTCGCACTCCATGCCAGCGCATTCTCACGGTTGCGGAACATTGCCGCTATCTCATCGGGGAACAGGTCACGCAGCTTGCACCACAGCTTGGAGTCAGCAGCGTTAAACACACTCTTTGTGCCGATGGTATCTGTGTCCTCGTAACCATAAGTCAGAGTCAGACCACCCTCGTTATCATTGCCCATGGCGGTATCGTTATCGTAGTCAAAGCAGAAGTCCCAGTGAACCAGATCGCTGGTGTGCGGGAACACGTTCTTTGCACGGTTATCAACCATGGTGTGACGTTCAGTAAACAGATAATGGAAAATAGCAGAATCCAGATCGAAGTGATCCTTGAAATGTGCCTTAAATTCCTCATCATCCGCATTCACTACCCAGTTCTGAGCTGTGATCCACGCCTGTTTGCCGGCCTCGATCTCTTCATCAGTGCAGGCAGGGTTGCTGTAACGGAACTCAAAGGAGTGGTCGCCGTCCCAAGTTTCCTGTGAGAAATCGCCGCTCAGGAAGCGGGTTTGCTCATCGGCGTTGTTGTCGATCTCAACGATAAATTCCTTGTGATTCTCAGGGTCCATACCCATCGTATCTTTGTTCTTTTTGGAGTTGCCAATGTCGCCGCAGGCATAGAAGTGCCACTGACCATCGTTAAATACAGTCGCATTGGTGGTATCGGTCTCCTGAATAAACACGACACAGGGATAGAATGCCATGGTATCACGCACTTTAGGATTATCCTTTTTTGCCTGACGCACATAGGGGTTGAACTCATTAAAATCGTCTGCCAGCAGGGCGTTATTTGCATTCTCAGAGGAAGCAACATTGACTTTGATGTTAAAATACTTCTCAGGAACGCTATTTTCTGTCAGTGCATAGGTGTCGCCGGTAGTGTCATCACCAAACGTAAAGCCGCCCTTGCAGTTGATATCAATGTTTCGGGCAGATGCGCCATAGTGGTCGGAGCTGGTGCCTTGACCCTTGTGGGAGCCAGTAGCAGTCCAGTTATCCTCCTTAGCACGACCGTTCTTATAGATCTGCTGGATCGTAGTGTTGGCGACCTCGTTCTTCTTGCCGGTAGTAAAAGTAGGTGCGGAGATCTTGATGATACGCAGATCGGGGCACTTCTCTGCCAGCAAGTCAGGGGTCAGTTCGCCGCTCGCATCCGTAATGTCGTTGCGCATATAGCGAGAGACCATCTCTTCGGCGTTCTTCGCATCGGCAATAAAGTTGTCCAGAATCTCATCATCCGTCAGGTTCATACCGTAGCTCTTCATGCGGTACACGATAACGTCACAATCGTCAGAGCCAATAGTAATGCCAACGGGAGCAGCCTGAGTAAAGCTGTCGCTGGTATCATACAGTGCAACACGGCAAGGGATACCGTCACACCACAGAACCATCTCGCGGAACTGTTTGTCCGGCAGAATATTGAACTCGAACTCGAGGAAATCGTCCTCACAGATGGGCAGATCAATACTGTTCTGGTGGCTGGTCAGCGTAACCTTCTGAGCCTGAATGTTCAGACCAACACCGCCATTCAAGCAAGTCACGGCAGTGGCATCATAGTTGCGGACGTTCGTGGTCTTAAACACCAGCTTGAAATTCTTGCCGCTCTTCTTTGCATCGTCTGAGAAAAGCTTATAGCTGATGGTGGCAGTCGTACCGGCCTTTACACAGAAATAAGTGTCGCCATCTTCGTCGATCTGGTAGCCACCGTTCACCTAGTCAAAGTTGTCGCTGACAGTCATCTTGTTGCTGCCAGAACTCCACAGGCGGTTCACATCTGCATTGCTGCGGCCAGCGGGGTTAAAGTCCAGCATCAGGCCGGTCTTAACGGGCTCAATGGTAATGCCCAGGTCTTCGATCTTTGCGGTAATGCTCTTAATGGTAGCGCCGCAAGTAATGGTCAGAGTATGGGTGCCAATATCAGAAGATTTAAAGCTCCAAGTCTGAGCAGTACGACCAACAGTCAGTGTCGAAGTCTTAATACCGTCAACTTCGAGCGTAATGCTTGCAGTAGAAGAGGCCGGGTTATAGACAGTGTAAACAATGCCGGTGGTACTATACTGTTTTGCAGTGAACTTCTTTGTGGCGCAGCTGATGATCGGTGTGTTATTGCCTTCCTCTGCCCACATGATATCTTTGTAAATGGTGTTGCTGGTCACAGCTTTGCCATTGATATTTGCAGTCATGGTCACTTCCAGCAGGTGAGCGCCGTGTCTCTGTGCCGGAATCGCATAGGTCATCTGTCTGCCGGTAACCGCAGTTGTAACACTACCAAGCTTTTTGCCATCCAGAGTAAAGGAAACGTCCTTATTGATATTTCCGTATGGAGTAAAGCGGAAAGTAACTTCACCACTATAAACCAGAGAATCATCGAAGATACTCTCCAGATAAAACTCAACAATATTGATATTCCAAGTCTTTGAACCCATGCTGCCCACGGAGTCAGTGACCTGCAATTTGATCTTGTTGTCGCCATTGTGCAGATATTGAGTGATGTCGAAGCTGTTCTTGCCCTGGTAAACAGTCAAAGTTGCGACCTTTGTGTTGCCAACGTACCATACGCCGGTAGCATCGCCCGTGTCTTCGCCAGAGTTATCCACAGAAGTAAAGTTGAACTCGACAGTTGCGGTGTCGCCCTTAACAACAGCGATAGAAGACTCGCCAATACGCTCAATGGTAATCGTAGAGGTGCTGCCACCGCCACCACCGCCACCTTCAATAATAACAGTGGTCTTGACCGTGCCGTTCTCCAACAGGTTCAGCTTGGAATCTTCGTAAGTGATATCGTACTCGCGACCAGAATTCTCATCTGGCTTAAAGTCTTTCAGGGTTTCCTGAATCTTGGCGATATCCGCATTGGCCAGGTCAACAGAGGTCTGAATGCCGCCAACTGTATTCTTCAGGCCGCTCACATCACTGGATAGCACGTCAACGGTCGTCTTGTCTGCTTTCTTATCGAGCAGTGCGTCGGTGGCTTCCTTATTATAATAGGAGGACTTCAAAGTCTCCGGCAGGTCGCCAACACTGTCCTTCAGCTCCTGCACAGCGGCATCATTTGCAGTCTTATACTCAGTCAGCTCAGTCTGAACAGGGGTCACAGCAGTGCTGATCTTATTGTCCACAATGCCGTTATACATGCTTACCCACTCAGCAGAAGGATCAGTGTTCAACTTGATCTTTGTGATCTCTTCAGCACCATTCAGGAACGTCAGGGTGCGAGTATCGTTGTCATACTGCACATTGAAATTTGCCAGACCATCCACGGCAGCAATCTCACCACGCAGCATCGTAACAAAGCCATCAACCTCGTCCTTCTTATAGAATTGCGCCAGCTTTTCATCCACGCTTGCAACTGCATTTTTTGCGTCCTGTGCGCTCTTCTCAGCAGCGGATGCAGCAACCTGTGCCTCGCCAACTTTCTGACTCATTGTTGCCAGGAACTGGGTATACCAGTCATTGCCACTCGGATCGACCATTTGCTTGCCGGTCAGCGATTTCAGCACATTCAGTCGACCATTTGGGCGGGTGCGCCACAGGTAGCTCTTGGTTGTGCTTGTATTCGGGACATTCACAGCACCGGATGCCATGATCTCAAACTGCAGCTCGCCATCTTTTGCAGTAGCATCATTTGCTACCAGCCAGTAGAAGCGGATCTTGGTATTGCTGTAGCTCACGTTGATAGGGGAAGCGTAATTCTCTTCTCTGTCTGCATTCAGGTAGTGGATCTGAATCGTCATCTGAAGCAGGTCAATACCATCGTAGTAACGCGGCATTTCAAACGGAATAACCTGCGAGTTAGATTCCTGTGTGATATTGATCTGATTTGCATCCAGCTGAATATCTTTGTTTTTGTCGATGTAAGACCACTGGTCGTCAGAGTAATCAGCAAACCAGGTGTAATTGCCACTACGCTCAAATGTCTCTTCTCCGTTATCATCATACACGGCAATTTGGTCTTCGTCATTTAATTCCAGAGTTGCGACATCTATATCATCAACAGAAACATTTGCGGGGCTTGCGGCTTTTTTCGCAGCCAACCGCTTAGATTCTCCAAAAGATAGTGCCATTTGCTCACTCCTCTCTTATTGTTCATCTGCCGTAGTGGCAGTTAATTCGGGGAAATATTTATCAAACAAATTGTCCTGATAGAACGTATATTTGTTGTTTACGATATAAGTGTAATAAGGGTAATAGCGGCTCATAGAAAGCGACATTGTGCCTTCACCCAGATTCATAGAAATACTTTTGATGATCCAATCCACGGGGGTCTTACCGCCCAGATATTTGGCGGCATACTGGATCTTTTCATTCACGTCGAGCCACGGAACCAGTCGCGTGGTCACACTCAGGCCATCAGTCAGGCGGGCACGCTTCCACAGTTCGTATTGACAAACTTCCATAGCTGCGTCATCTGTGGTGTAATTCTCGTAGTCTCCACCAGATAAAATCTCAGTTCTACGACCGATCTTTTCAATGGATAACCGTGCATTGTACAGGTCATCAATATTGTTCGGGTCATTCACACAGATAAAAGCCATATTGTCGCAGTTATCTTCTGCCTTTTGAGCTTCGATCTCTTTGGTAGCCGGGATTTCGTCCACCAGTTTTGCCATAGCGTGGCTCTGCTGTTGGCCCAAAAAGTAGATGCGGCCAGTATTCGGATTCCACTGGAGAACATAATACTTTGTAGCCTTAATACATCCTGGATCTTGAATGATATCTGAACCATTGGCATCAGTCAAAGAACGATACAGCGTGCTGGTCTTTGTCTCAGAGCCAACTTGTTCATTGCCGTCTTTATCCTTGTACTTCTATGTAAATGTCAACACAACTGTCATAGCGCCACTTGTTACGTTGCCATTTTTATCCGTCTTGGCAGCTTCAACATTTGCAGGAGCCACAAAAGATACTTTCGCTTCACTTTTCCATGTTGATTCGGTTGCGTTCAATACAAGGTTGATTGTTTTATTTGTTCCAGACCATCCTTTTACAGTGGCCGCTCCATCCGCTTCAATCGTCGCGCCAAACACTTCAACGCAATTTCGGACAGCGGCATAATCTACCGTGGCCGATTCACCATCGTTAGTCACAAGCTTTTCGAATGTTTCCGGGTCAAGTACAGGCGGGTCATCAAATCCACTAGGAATTTCCTTGCATACAAACACATCATCGTCAAAACGCATCTCAAACGGATAATACAGGTCACGCAGTTCTGAGAGAATATCCCAAACAGTCGAGCCGGTATCGTAATCCAAGTCATGTGGAACAGTGCGGCTCCAATAGTCGATAGAATATTTCTTAAACTCCGTCTCATCTCTCATCACCGCCCAGATGGCATCACCGATACGAGTGCCTTTCTCAATGCGATGTGTGCCACCAACCAGCTGTCCACCCAAGTCTCCGTTGATACGAGAAACTAAGTCAACACAGCTTGCCTGCACAGTGTTTTCTGTTGCGCTATATGTAAAGCCATTGGATGTAAATGTATAGCACCCTTCGTTGTACCAATAGATTTTTACACCATCAACATAAGAACTGTCAGCTGAATTGGAATAGCTAAGGAACAGGTCGTTATACAGCTCATTCAGCGCGGTCTTTGTGTCAATCACTTCTGCCTGAATGTCGTGCATGGAATGTCCTGCAAACACACTGGTTTTTCCGTAGGTCTCCCTTAGTTCGTCCTCGCTCTAACCGGCAATAGCAGAAACATCCACCTTACCAAGCGTAACTCCGTTCAGAACCATACCTTCAACAGCAGCAATCATCCCATGGACATGCATTTTGTTACCATACACGAAACTATCGATGCCTGATTTATCTACCTCAAGGATATTGGCAGGGGAGAGACCGCCGCTCATTGACTTCGCTTTTGTTGCCACAGCATCCAGATAAGCCCAGATATCATCCTCCACAAGCGGCACAAGTCCGTCTTTGGTCTGCAGCATCGGTGTAAATGCGATATAAGGACCATCTCGACAAATTGGGTCATCACTTCCCAAAACTGTAGAGTAATCACCAAGTTTGGTATACCATTCTTCTGCTTCAGCTGGGTCATCCGGTGGCGTGCCGTCATTGATCTGGTCAAAGAACGTATGATACTTTGAGATATTGGCTCGTGTCCACACCAGCACATCTCGATTCAGATTGTCGATATTGCCGTATTTTGCATAGCCTCTATTTGTGATGTCCTGAATCAAATCATCATAATTCGTCGCAGCGAGCTGATAATCCGCATTTTCCCTGATCATCTCGTCAATACTCTTTGAAGCACTGATTTTCGACATTCCTCTTCCTGACAGACCAATGAATACACGCACATTTTTACTGATCCAATCCTCTTCCGTTAGGCTGGAAATGCCGCTCTTCTTACCCAGATACAGGGTCACATTAAAGGTTCGCCGCACATCAGATTCTGAGTCGATAGAAATAGAACCATCGATCACAAGACCTTCCAAACTATCAATTGTAATAAAATCTTTGTTCAGCATATCAATGCGGCAGTAAATATTAGATGAATGATTGTTCAATAGCGCCAGGTCTGCGTCAGTCGGAAGATATGTCATACGCTGCCTCCTGGCTGATAATCACTCAGCCCATTGTTATACATGTCGCTCTCACTCTCTGCGTCACCGAGCTCCACAAAGTCGAACTCCAATACGCCCTTATCGTAGTGATCAGAGCAGGAGATAGATACATTGCCATTGACACCCATTAGCCATCTGCGGCCATCAAACATCTTCAACAGCTTCGCACTACCGTTGGTCAGCCATTCACTCAGTTCATCACGGAATGCATTGCCGCCATTGATATCAAAGTCTTTCATTGTGTTATCAAAACGGATGCCAACACCAGAGAAGTGGCCGCTGTAATAATTGGCTTCACTGCCAGCAAACAAATACGGGTACTTGCTTCCCATCGTCTCGACAACTGTAGCAGAACGTACCTTCTCAACACTGTCGACTTTTGGCTCAAGGAAGATATGGTAGGTCTTATTGCCGTCAGTGATCACAGCACCATCAAAGTCACTTACAACGCTGGCCTTCGCATAGCCAAGCTCAATGCCATTTGCAACGGGAGCTACGGCGTACTCATAGTCGGTCTTGCGGCCAATGGCGTACAGGTCGGTGTAATCAATCATCACATAACCATCGTCAGCGCTGTACATATAAAAATCATTGAAGTCTTTTGGCTCCAAATCCTGATTCTTTGTTGCCGATACCTCAACACGATAGTATTTCATGTTGTTCAAGAAGGTCTCAGAGAACCACTCCTTGTATTCGCTGGAACTTCTGAATTCGTCGGTCGATGTAAAATCACTTGATGCCTTGATGAACTTGCGGTCAGCAGTATATGCAATCAGACAAAACGCCTTGTCCTCAGATTTGAACTGGAAAGAAAGAACTCGATTCTTGTCGATATAATCCGAGGTCACTGCCTTATAGTTGCCCATCGGCTGACCAGTCGTTTTATTGATGTGGAGGTTTGACCAGCCCATCTTCATAATGACATGGTTCAAGTCAATCTCTTCCTGATAAAGCGAAGTCCAGATTGCTGCGCCTTTCTTGCGCCGCTTGATTCGCAGGGCATTTGCACCACTGCTTCTTGTCAGGAAATACTGTGCGTGCATACTGATATTAGCCATACGATAATTGTTCTGCACGGTGAATTCTACGTCATCCACATACTCTGGATAGTCAGTTCGGAACGCCTGCAAGCCAGTGTCCAGCTGATAGCCGCCAACAGATTCTGCCGTCGCTCTCAGATAATACAGTGTATGGTTATCCAGTCCATCGATCTGGAACCCCTTCAATGAGTCGCGGTAATAGTAGCTCACTGACTTTTTCAGCAGCTCGCGATTCGCATCATAAAGCCAGAATTCATAACGATTTACAGATTCACCCTCCGATACCTTATACTTGTAAGAAAACTCAAAGGAATAAGAAGGGTAGGGGATAGTAGTCACGCCTGAAGAACTCAGGTCATTCAGCTTGATTGTCGGTTCCTCATGGCAATAAAACAACAGCTTATCCGAGTATTCTGAAAACAGATTCGTGCCCTTCAGTCGGCAGCGAATAATCATATAGTACGGATCTTTGCGGTTTTCAAACGTGCCTGCCGGAATCGTAAAATATCGTGCTAGACCAGTGCCACCGGCAGGGAATGTGCCAAACTTATATACGCCTTTTGAAAGCGTATCACCCTGCAAAATACTGCCCGTCGGAGTATCGAAGACGATAAGAGCAATGATATCGATGTCTGCGTATGCGGCAAACTGAAATGTATGATCCTTTGTGGCATCAAATGCGCCGATTTTAGATAGAATTGGTTTCAAGTTATCACCTCCGAATTATCCTTCGATATATAGCAAAGCTCACCATTGGTATTCACAGCCAGATTCAGTGCGGCCAGAAAATTGTCAACAGTGATTTCTGAAATCGTTTTATTGATATCTGATACATTCGTTTTCAAGGTCGAGATATTCGTATTTGCAGCCGAAATCTTGCGTGTCATATCTTGATAGTGGTTGGATTCAGCCGTTTTTGCGTAATCAAGGTCTGTCCTCAACGAAGTAATATCAGAAGTATTTTTCTCAATGTTGCTTTTGTTGTCATATACTTGTTTCTTTGTGGCGGTATAGTCTTTGTTTGTAAAACCACCAAAATTATCATTGAAGCCATTCATCGAGCGCCACAGACTAGCTACATCGTCGGCTTCTTTTGTCTCAAGAGCGCCAACACGTTCAACCGCTGCATTTGCAGTTGTGTCATCCGTATACTTTGTTGCAACAGCCCAGTCGCTAAATGTCCATTTTTCGGTTTCACTTCTTGCAGTAATACAGATATACAATGCACCACCGACACCGCCATAAATCCATAGATCATTCACATCGTATGGAGCAGTCGGTGTGTCAATAAAAACACGGACTTTTTCTGTCGCAAGATCTCGTGCGGATGTTGCCATCGACAGTGCATTGATAACACCGGCATCAACAATTTCCATCCAAAAATACTGCTGTTTATCCTGGTCATATACCCAGCGATAGCAAATACCAGTCCTTTTATCGTAGTAGATGTCGTTGACGTGTGTTTTTTTCTCTTCATCTGTTTTCCAATCTGAAGCAGGGTAGTTGTATGTATGTGGATGACCATTTCTGTACCAGGTATTGATGGTATTTCGCAGCTGACCCTGAACAGTATCTTCTGTCTGCTGAGATTTGTCTTTCATCGACTCAAACTCGGCGTTCAAGCTATCGACACCGGTCACCAGAGATTTCACTGTCAGAATTTCAACGCTGGTATTACTCTCCGATACAATCAGGTTACGGAAGTTGCCCTGCAAAGCAGTCACAACAACCTTCTGGCCCACAATGTAATCGTGATTTGTTACAATGCCGTATTCGCCACCGAATACAGCGATTTTGTAGTGCTGGTCTTCTTTTTCTGTAATCACTCCATAGGCGGACACGTCAAATTTTGCATTCTTTACGGCGTGTTCGGCGGCAGAAGTCACCACTTCGGCCAGCACATCGGTTACTGATTTATCTGCCATCCTATTCCTCCTAATCAAAAATAAAAGCCGACCTGCTAGGCTATCCTAGTGGTATCGGCTGTAAAAACTATTACTTACCGCTTGCTTTGCATTTGAGCAACCTTAGTCGGTAACTTCTGTTTGATTTCATTTGCCAGAGCATCAGAGCTGCCAACGGGATTCGTGATAATAATATCGCCAATCGAAGTTGTAACATCTCCACCGCCGCCCTGAACAATCGGCTGAGAACCGTACTTTGCCATCTGCTTCTGGAACCATGCATCCGGGTTGCCGCCCATCTCGAACAGGCGAGAGGTGATATCAGCAGGAACAACACCATCGCCAGTCTCAAGGTAAGTGTACCGACCGGAATCCGGCTTACGAACCAGCATCTCAGGACCTTGCTCATCGACATTAGCCATATGAGGGAACTTAGCAGACTTCAGACCATTTGCATGGCCAAACAGACTGCCAAAGAAACCGCCAATTGCAGCACCGCCAATTGCACCCAGAGGCCCAAGGAATGAACCAACGGCAGCACCGATACCAGCGCCAGCAGCGGCTGTCACGCCCTTACTTGGACCGGTATTCTGCTGTGTGCTCTGTTGTGCTTTCTGACTTGCTTCACTGATTGCGGCAGAAGTATCAGCAGCCTTCTTACCAACGGCTTCAAATGCATCGCCTGTGGTCGCCAAATCGTTTTTAATCGATGTAACGGCAGCTTCACATCCGGCCTTGATGGCGTTGTAAGACTGGTCCATCATCCATGTCAGATTGGTGTTAATATCCTTTGCGCCAGGCTCAACATTCGCCCATGCGTTGTCTGTCTCAGTGGACAGAGAACCGCCATTTCCAAACGTATTTGCGGCATCAGAGGTGATCTCGTCATAAGCACCGCCAATGGTCTGCTCAGTCATGTCTGCCAGATGAGTTACGCCAGCCTCGTTCATGCTCCAACTATTGTCAAAGCATGCACGCATATCGTACATCAGCTTCTGGGTGTCTTGGCTGGTGTCAGCCCATGCTTGCTCCATTGTCTTTTGAACATTGGTGCTTAGGGTCTTTACACCGCCGCCAACCTTACTCCAGCTGTGACTGAATGCCTTGGAGATCTCGTTCATGGCCTTATTTGTACTATCAACAGAAGACTTATAAGACGCATTTAGCTTGTTGGCAATCTCTTCAGACATATCGCCGGAAGTAGAAGCCAGGCTGTTCCATCCGCTGGTATAGATCTTTTGCAGCGAATCAAACATCGTGTTGGTGACATCTTCAACTTGTTCGGCGCTCAGACCAGTATTCTCATTCAGAGCATCAAAGGTGTTATTCACCAGCTCATTCATCTTCTCAGACATCTTTTTGCTGGTTTTTTCAATATCCTTTGTGTCCAGACCGAGCTCGCCAGCCACAGATTTCCAGCTAGACTCAAAGTTGCTCGTCATAGACGAAATTTGGCTCTGAGCCGCCTTCTTTGTGTTGCTGGTGGATTCTGTCACTGTCTTAGAGGAGTTGATCTTACCGACCGTAGACATACGATATACAGTCTTAGTGGCTACATAGAATATACTTTGAATTGCGGCAACGAGCGGATTATCACTCTTCTTGAAAATATCAGAGAGTCCAGACATGAACTCGTTTGTATCACCAAGAATCTCATCATACTCGCTCTCGAAAATTGAGCCAACACCAGCAGCTGCGGCAGCTGCGGCACCACTCAATTGAGCATTCGGACCTTGGGCACTCATACCAGCACCGGCAGCGGCACTACCAGTCACTTCGGCCAAGCCCTTTGCCAGCCAGCCCTCGGGGTTAGCACCAATCGCCATCAGGTTGTCGGTTTCCTTTGCAGGAATAACACCGTCACCCTTTTCAAGATAGGTCATGCGTCCCTGATCTGGGTTACGAACAATCAGCTCTTCGCCCTTTTCATCAACGTTTGCAATCTGGCCCTTCTTAACGCCACGAGTACCCTTTGCATATTTCTTTGCTTGGAATGCGGGGGTAGGCTCATCAACCTGTGTACTGGAAACATTACTTGCAATTGAAGCAATCGTAGCAATCAGAGCAACTGCACCTGCAACAGCTGCGGCGGCAGCAATCCAACCAGCAATAGGAATAGAAGAAAGAGCGGCAGCAATCGCTTGCATCATAGCGGCCATGGCACTGCCAACGCTCGTAACCAAAGTACCAAGTCCGGCGAAGATAGAAGGGAAGAAGCTCACAACGCCAGACGAGATGGCACTACCGATAGACTGTGCGCCAGCCGCAATTGGGCCAAACATACTTCCGATGGTCTCAACAATGCCACCAAGACCAAGTCCTGTCTGACTGTTCAGCAGACCAAATCCTTCTGTGAAGAACGAGCCAATGTCAGTAAACATCAACCCGGTTTTCTCAGAGATAGATGTCTATGCGCCTGAGAAGAACTTACCGATACTACCAAGGTTGTCTTTCGCAGCACCAACCAGTCTCTCAAAGAATCCACCAGATACACGCTGAATATCGCCGGTATTCACCTTTATTGTGTTGCCAAGGATATCCAATGTCGCAGTGGTGTCTGATTTTAGTGCGGCAGAACCAGCCCTGTTCTTACCAGTAATCCAGTTCCAACCGTCAGAAACCACCTTAGCAGCTCCATCGAACATCTTCTTAAAACCGCCACCCAGATCAAAGTCACCGTTTTCACCAGTGAACATGTTCTTGATTTGATTGATAAAGCCAAAGACTCCGCCGCCGTCACCAGTTCCACCATTAAGAAGGTTCAAAATATTCGCCAGTGTCTCCAATGTAGAGATCAAATTGGAAATATCAGTGATAACATTCTTTACGTTTGTCGCGCCCTGAATGGCCTGCATATTGTTAAGGACACTACCCTTGAAACCGTCATAGTGACCTTCCATCTGCTCAAAAGTCATGGCCTCGAACTCAGCTGTGTATTTTAGCTTCTTCTGATAATCATCCCAGCTGGTGCCAATAAGATTATTGGTTTCCTGAACTTTATCCTTGAGCTTTTCCAGCTTGTCGATTTCGTCCTGCTTCTTATACTCGCGCTGCTTGTCAGACAGGTTCTGCCCGGCTTCACGAACGGCATTTTCATCTGCTTTCCATACGAAGCCCTGACCTCTGCCTCCATATACATGGACAGTCTTATTGGCCTTTGCACGCTCGTATTCATCCTGAAGTTTTGCCAGCTCGATTGCTCGCTCCTGTGCATCATTTTCTTCATTAAGCGCGTCGATACGTTTGTCAATAACATCGATCCAGGCTTCACCTTGAATCTTCAGGTCGTTGGACTGTTTGTCGTTCAAGTCATCAAAAACACCGATAAAAGAATTCAAAACAGTATTCAATTGGGATATCAGAGTCTTCAGCTTATCAGCTGATTTGCCCATGCCATCCATCGAATCTGCGCCCTTATCAAGAGAATCCGCCAACGCACGCAAAATCTCTGCCTGATCTTTAGTTTCCTCTTTTAGTTCGAGCTCTGCGGCCTTTGCCAGAATGTCGGCCTTGGTTTTTGCCAGCATCGCTTCCTTATTAAAGACGAGCTGGTTGCCCTCCAATTTGAGAAACTGCAGATACTCTGGGGACATTGTAAGCAGTTTCTGAATACTGTCAATGCTCAAACCGCCGTAAGTGTTATACTCGTTTGTAACATCACTCAGATCAGTCCAGGCGCTCTGCATCTCATCGATCTTGGAACTAAACTCTTCAACCGTAGAACCCAGTCCGTCGAAATAGTCCTGAACGGAGATAACGTCGTTCTCAATGTTCTCTTTCGCAATCTCGTAACTTCTTGCAATCGCCTCGGAAGCCGCGCCACCTTCAGTACGGGCAGCTTCTGCCTGTTGTCTTAATGATTCTACAACCGCATCTTTCAGCACATCACCACTCAAGTCGATCTTGCCAGTGTCTTTATTGTAGGCTTTATTGATCAGATCCGGGTCGTATTGGCTGTACTTTTTAATGGATTGCAGCGCAGCACTTTGAGCTTCGGTGCCTTCATAATCAAGTGCACCAGTGCGGCTTTTCTCTGTTTTTTGTTTGACAGTTTTGCCATTATCCCAGGCATCCTTGAAACCGTCGGTGATTTCTTTTGCCCCTGAAAGAGCAGAAGAATAACCTTCAATCGCCGCAACCAGATCCCAGTAGGACATGGTCTGATCCTTGATGTTACGGTTTGTCCATTTAAGAATCTTGTTATACTGGGTTGCGCTCGCATTATCACCTTTGATTTTAGCATCTTTTAATTCTGCTTCCATCAATTCATTGAATTTTGCAGTCTGAATTTCAAGCTTTCCCGTTGTATCGTTCTTCTGAAGCACCGAAGAATATTTATCCTCAAGGCCGGTCAGGCTCTGAACAGTTTGCATTGTTAGATAACCTTGTTCGTTAAACTCTTTCAGTGCAGATGTAACAGTAGACCATGCATCAAGAAAAGTTTGAGCAGCTTTAGAAGAATTTTTTGTGGAATCACTAAATCCATTCAGTTGATTTTTTAGACCACTAGCACTGTTCATGGCGTTATTCATATTAGTGCTGATCAAAGACAATCTGGTATTTAAAGCCGTCATAACAGACGAGATTTTTGCTTCTATCTCTTCTGTATTGTCTCCATTTTCAGCGGATCGGGCAGCAGCAAGGGCACCAGCCAGTTCTCCAGTTCCAATTGTGGCATTTTTTAATGCAGGAGCAAGAGCTTCAAGTTTGTTCTTTTCGTCTTCAGTTGCTTCTGTGAATGTCTCTGCTTTTTCTGCGGCATCTCCCTTTGCAATCGCATTTAGCTCTGATATCGCTTGAGAAATGGCTTCCATTTGAGCTTCTGCATATTGAGTGGCCAAAAGATCGGCATAAGCGCTCTGGTTGACCTGAAGTTTGCCATTGACAAGCTCAAGGGTATTGAGGTATGCATCATCCATCTGAAGTAAACTCTGTAAAGAATCAATGCTCAAATACCCATATTTGTTGTATTCTTCAACCGCAGTAGAGCAATTCTTATAAGCGGATTGAATGTTGTCAATAACGCCCATTGTCTCTTCAAGCTGAGACGCATAGTTGTTAGCTGCCTCAGCATTACTTACCTGAAGAAAACCAAATTGCTCAAATACACCAATCAAATCTCCAAAAGAAATATGTGCTTTATCAGCTGTCTCGTGTAGAATTTTTAGTGCGTTCGATTCCGCTTCTGTTTGATGTTCGGTATCAGCGTCGATATTTAAGACGGCATCGCCAGTCATGCCGCTAAATTCATTAACAGCACCGATATAAGAATTGCCTTTAGAATCATTCGTACCACGACGAGACATAGAAGCTTTGACTGCACTAACTTTTTCTGCAAAGATATCAACATTGGTCGTATCAACACTAGTATCGTCTTGTGCATCTGCAAGAGCCTTAGTGGCTGCGGTCATTGCGTTCGTGCCGGCAACATATTCGTCCTTGTACTGGGCGAAACTGTCGGCATCTGTCTTGTAATTGCCCATCTGCTCTGAAACAGCAGTGGACAATTCTTCGACCTTGGTTTTCTGGGATTCAAAAGTTTCATTCAGAGCATCGAGTTCTTTCTTTTTATTTACATACTCTTTAGAATCTTTTCCGCTAGAGGCTTCAATTTGGTCAAGTTCAACCTGAAGATCACGACGTTTTTGAGTAGTATCTTCGAGTGCTGCTGTATACTCCTGGAGAGATTCAGTCTTGGTGACTTTATCTGGTGTAGGAGAGAATATCGTAATGGGATTACCATTAGAATCATAAGATACCTGTGGTTGCGTACTAGATTTAACGATACTATTTTCTGATTTATCATTCACAACAGCGCTAGTATCTGTGTTCGCCTTATCATCAGCGTCTTTTGAAATCTGCTTCTTTAGTTCCAGCTGTGCTTCAAGCATGTCGTTGACAGCCTGAAGACGCTCACGCTCGGCTGGATCTACAATGTCTTCAATTTTTTCAGCGCCGGCTTCTTTTACAGATTTGTTTAAATCATCAATCTTAGATTGAATATCTTCAACATCTTGAGCTGCCTGATCTGCTGCATCGTGAGAATCGTTCATTGCGTCAACAAGCTGTTCGGATGCGGATTTGAGGTTCAAAATGTAATTGACTATATTAGAACCGACCCATGTAATGAAACCAATGCCGAGTCCGATAGCCGCCTGTTTTGCAATAGCGAGAGCACCAGCAAGAGCATTTACAGCGAATGTCTCAAGCCAAGTAGCACCAGTTTGGGCCTGCTGTCCTAAGACAGTAGCTATAATAGTTGATGCCAACTGTTGCTCGGTTTGCTTTGTGTTCTTAACAGCTTCTGTGAAATCCTTTTGTCTTAAAGCGCTCTCGAGATTCTGTTGTGCCGTTTCTTTGCTTACAACGAGGTACTTACCTTGAGCATCAACAAGTTTTGCTGCTTCAAGAACTTGTTTAGAAAGGGAATCAGAAAAACCATTGGAGCTTAAAGTGCTTTCTATTAAAGACGCACTAACATCCTTCCCGGAGTTTGTTAAATTCAGAAAATCCTTTACAACGTATTTTACAGCATCGTCCATCTGTGTCATTTTAAGAACAGCAGATTGCTGTGATTTGTTTAATCCGGCCAACTGGGAAACATAATTTTGCACATTCGAATCTGTGCTGTTTGCGGTAAATTCAGAGGTGTTAACTTTCTTACTAATACCCGTTGCAAAGTCACCAGCAAGCATAGCGGTCTGAAGGAATCCAGGTTTTTTCTGTAATTTAGAAGACTCTCTAATAGCTTTCTCCAAAGTTCCGTCAAGATTTTTATTGATTTCAATCATTGACTTATTGATTGTCTAATCGTATACTTATGTTAGTGGTCAAATAACACAAGTTGTGGTGAAGTTTATGAAAATTGGAGAATTAAAACACGATATTGATGTGAAAACAGGAACAGGAAAAAATTTTTTAGGAATATATCATACAGGTATTGTAACTGAAGAAGGAAAAACAATTCTAAAGAAAAATCCAAATTATACGTACCTAAAAAACGATCCTATGATAAATAAACAAGAACCGATGGAATTTTACAGGTCGGTTGTATACGCATATATGAAAGATGAAATATTAAAATGCAATCCATCTTTAATATGTGAACATGATAAAATTGTAAAAAAATATAGAGAAAACACTACTGTAATAGATAATATAGGAAAACCTTATTCTCTCGAGAACTATCAATTTCTCATGTGGTATTTAGATTATCTTCGTGAACAAGAAAACCCGGGCATTCTTGAACAGGAAAAAACACAGAAAGAAAAAAACAAAAAGAAAAGGAATGAAGAGACTACCCGTAAGGAGGAGGAAATAAAGCGCAAAGCAGAACTTAACCGTATCAAAGAAAACCAGCAACTCCAGCAAGACCTTGCCAGCGGCAAGCGCGTCGTCTGTCCCTACTGCAAGTCCACGAACACTGAAAAGATCAGCACCGTAAGCCGCGCCGTGTCTGTGTCTCTCGTGGGGGCTGCCAGCGGGAAGATCGGCAAACAGTGGCATTGTAAGCAGTGCGGAAGCAACTTCTAAGCCTGCGCGGAGGACATATAATGGAAATTTCACTTGAAAAAGCACAACTTATTTCAGAATTAGAAGAAAAGATAGCCAATAACACCTATAACGAACACAACAACTATGGACGAGGCGGCTGGTATCGCTATCCAATCAACTATAAAGATGTCCATGATGGGAAAGAATACAAATGGGACACAAGAGCTGTCTACGTTAATTCGGATGTTGTAGAAAGTATGCGATACGACTTTGGTGAAAACCAACTCTATATCGGATATGCATTAGAAGAAGTTCTTGACTACCTTGAAACACGATATCATCTTGACTTTACAGAACTCGAAAAGAAAGAGTTGGCTAAATTTCATACTGATGAAGACGATGATGACTGATAACCGCACAGTTAGGTACCGAAGCTCGGCAAACAGTTCAAGTGTAAGAATTGTGGGTATGAGTGGTAAGAAATAACTAACTCAACGGGCGTAAAGAAGCACCCGGAGGTGCATAACTTCCGGGTGCTTGCTTGTTTAATCGAATGGATAAAATTCTTTGATTTTTGGAGAGCCATCGTCGTAAGCCATTTCAAAACACTCAATATTTGACATTGGAATACAGAGAATCTGGTCGCATGGCTCGTCATCTTTAGATTTTGAGTTTTCGTCTGTCTTTTTTGCTAGGACACTATTGTAATTAGTAAGGATTAGCCAATCATCGTCAGCTTGGTGGATAAGTCCACAATACGCACGACCATCAGATAAATAAACGATGACGTAATTGCAACCATCAAGATCTAATGTTGAAAGCCAAATATTTTGAATATCAGATAGTCTGAGATATGAAAACAGTCGATCAATCAATCCGATTCTCTGTAGTCCATACAAAATAAATGGCAGCATCGTACAAGTAACGACATAAATAGCCTCATTGAATCGTGTTATGGCACAAGCGTCTACTACTATCTTTACAATATAACTAATTATAATTGCCCAGAAAATAAAAGCAGAGTGGTCTTGCTTTTTAAGAAATATAAAATTATAAATAGTTAATGTAATTGCACCTGGAATAAAATATGCGAAAAGTTCTGGTAAGAATTCTATAATTTCTTTCATGTCATTTAATCACCTCTGTTTGACTTTTTCTTTAGGCTTTCCGGGATTTTGATTCTTTGGAGAATATGTGTAAGTTCCATTACGTTTTTGAATATACTCTTGATTGCTTTTTGTTTCTGGATGTTTTACAGAAGTTTTGCTTTTGTTTTCCATGATTTAACACTCCTTTTATAGAAGTGTATCATGGTTCAAAGATGGTGTCAACTGCATATCCGCTTTACGCAATCCAACAGTCAGTCGGAGGTGCGAGTTTCTTACGATTATGTAATCTGACTTCGTATTCTTCTTCTGTTACTTTATCATAAGATTTGGTATCATCGTTCCACAAACAGAGTTCGTTTTCGTGATGGACTTCGCTTTCGATACAGTCAAAGAGAATCATTCCGTTAGCCCATCCTGGATCTCCTGGACTGTAGTAAGTTTTAGTATACGTCATAATCATTCTCTATTACAATAAACATGGAACCGGATATGGCAGCCAGCCATATTCCATTCCAACTCGTACCTAAGCTACAATAAGAGAGTAATCGGCTAACGCATCATTCTCTGGGCTTCTACGCCCGTTCTAAAGACAGTTGACCATCTCTCTTGTTGTAGCATTCGTTTTAAGCAGGTTGAGCCACCCGCCAAGCGGAGCGTTCGTGTCACCCAATAGATTGAATCGGCAACGAGTAAAAGATGGATTCCGGTTGCAAATACAAAGTAATGGAGGAACCGTTATGAACGCTGTAGGCATTGACGTTTCCAAAGGAAAGAGCATGGTTTGCGTCATGCGCCCCTTTGGAGAAGTAGTACTCGAACCCTTTGAAGTTTTACATACCGCCCAAAGCCTGAACGATCTGGCTGGGAAGCTCAAAGCTTTGGACGGAGAGACCCGTGTCGTCATGGAAGCCACCGGGAATTACCACAAACCAGTTGCTTTCGTTTTACACGATGCGGGCTTATTCGTTTCCGTAGTCAATCCTGTTCTGATTCATGACTATGACAACAACAGTTTAAGACGTGTCAAAACGGATAGAAAAGACGCTGTTAAAATCGCCAACTATACGCTCGACAAGTGGACACGGCTACGACAGTATCTTCCCGAAGATGATACCCGGCTGGCTTTGAAGAATTGTTATCGTCAGTACCAGCAAGCCGTGGCAGTTCGTACTATGCTGAAGAATAATCTGATCTCATCTCTTGACCTGACCTTTCCAGATGCAAACAAGCTATTTTCAAGCCCCGCAAAGAGCAACGGGTGCGAAAAATGGGTCGATTTCATTGGAGACTTCTGGCACAGTGAGTGTGTTTCAAGCCTTTCCTCTGATGCCTTTGCTAAAAAGTATTTAAAGTGGTGTCAGAAGCACGGATATAATTTCACTCGCTCAAAATCGGATACGATCTATGCCTGTGCAGTCAATGCTGCTTCTCTTCCAAAATCCCCAACCTCAAAACTCCTTATTCAGCAACAGGTCGCTCAGCTGAAAGCCGTATCTCAGTCCGTGGCTGCATTCCAGCAGGAGATGCTTCGCCTTTCTCAACAGCTTCCGGAATTTGATACTGTGATGGAAATGTACGGCGTCGGCCCTTCTCTCGGTCCTCAACTGATGGCTGAGATCGGAGATATCCGTCGTTTCTCATCCAAGAAATTACTCATTGCATTTGCAGGAATTGAACCGCAGCCAAATGATTCTGGCAAGATTGTGGGCAACGATAGCGGAATTAGTAAAGTGGGTTCGGCTGTTCTACGTAGGACGCTCTTTCTGATTATGACTGTCATCTTGAAGACACAACCTCAGGATGAGCCGGTTTTTCAATTCATGAACAAAAAGCGCTCTGAGGGAAAACCCTACAAAGTTTACATGATGGCTTCAGCCAACAAGTTCTTGCGAATCTATTATGCTAGAGTGAAAGCTGTAATGGACTCCAAACACTCAAAATAAGCATGGATATTTGTTTTTGCTCGTAATTTCCTCTTGAGCCTGAGCTGAATTCAAAGAACCGCTTAGCTGGCGCAGCGAACCCTTGA